AACAGCGTGAATACGAGTTGTAAGACGCTCAACCTCAAGGATTTGGTCTTTTACATGAGCGTAATCGGATACGGGAATTACGCTGTCTGGGTCGCATGATTGGCGAATAACCGAGCATGGATAGAATCGCTCAAACTTGGTTGGCGGGTCTGACGATTCGATAATGGACTTTTCGCCAGTCTTTTGAAGCCAGTACACTTTGTTGGTAGCTTCGCACCAAATCTCGTGAAGCTCAGCTTTACCTTCGTACTTATCCTCTTTGCGGGAAATATCTTTCTTTATAACTTCTGGGAATGAGTCGTAGGTTAGCTCGTCAGCTACATCACGACCGAACAAATCTTCTGCTTGTTGCCTATCAAGAAAGGCTTTACGGGATTGCCATTCAATCTCGCTCTCGTTTCGAGCGTCAGAGCAGTCATAATCGTCGTATTGAACAATATCGAGAATCGCCTTCTCGCTGGCTTTACGCTCAACCTCAAGCGACGCAACAAACACGTTAGCACCTGCTGGTTGCAGTATCTCAATATCGCCAGTGTACGGCTTGCCAGTGCCGTCAATCAGTTGGCCGCTTGGATCACGGATAACCGCAATCTCTTGCATGACTGTTTCAAACTTGGCAGCGTACCTTGCCCAAAGCACACCTTGACCCGTGAGCAAAAACTGTAGTGCAGCGTTATAACCTACCTTGTCGAAGTCAAAGTGCATATCCATAGCGAACTGAGTGTTTCGCTCTAGAATTACGCTACCAAGTTCATACGGTATTCCGCCTGTACGTTTGCGGAGATTTACTTCTGCTTTGGGAGTTGAAGAGTAAAAAGCAGGAAGCAAAGTGTTAGTACAATACCACCAAACGTTAAGTCGTCGCTCAGCGTCATTTAAGATACCTACCTTTTTTTGAGCGTTATAAACACGGATGGATTCTTCTGCGGCTTCTATGAACTTTTTGCGACGTTCTTGGGATTGAGTGATTTGCGAGCGCCACCAGCGAGGTGAGTATTTCTGTACCAGTGGCTTAATTTTTACACTCATATTTTAGCTCGCTTCTGTTGTGACCGCATCTGCGCTATGTACGCTTGCAACTTAATTTTCCCCTTATTGAACACTTCCGCTGGCTGCTCCCATTTAGCGTCAATAAGTCTGCCTTTGCACAAATAGCGTAAAGCATCGCAGTTATGAGACACAACCCCGTTAGCTAATACGAAGGTACTTGTAGCTGGCACATTTAGGCAATAGACATCTTGCGGGGCTTGGGAATAAGAGATGGATTTAACCGCCTTCGTCGTGCGCTCATTTTGCAATTCTGGTGACAATACAGGCTTTTCTTGGCCATGTGTTTTTTTGTCCGATACTCCGTTCCGCAAAAGACGCAAACCTTGGTTATGTACGGCATGTTTTTCGCAACTCTGACTGCATGCTCCGAGTGCCATTCCCGACCCTGCAAACTTCGGTGCCATAACCTCGCCATTGGCACAGCATTTTTGATTATGTTCTTGGCTGCTTGTGCACATCGCTCTGGCGTCATGTGCTGACTCAAATGAATTTTTGAGTTTAACAATTCTAAGTTTTCTATTTGATTGTTGGCTCGATTCTGGTCTTTGTGATGAATGTGCATCCCTTTCGGAATAGCGCCGTTGAAGTATTCCCAAACCTTTCTGTGTAATCGCCTTGAGCCACGAAAATGCTTTTGCTGAGAAGAGAAGTAGTTTCCACAGCGGTAATACTTTACGCCGTTGAACTCTTGGATCGTTTCGGAAATAACTATTACTCGCATAGGTAACGCAGCGTATCAGACGGCCAGGGTATAGAAAAGCTGCTTTTTCAAATGTGCCATCAGGCAGCATGAACTTATGTTCGAAGGTACAAACTACGCTCGTATCATCATCAAACGTTATACGCATAACTGCGGCTTGCTTTCTAGTTAAAGCGCCACACGCTTCTTGATAATTGCCGTCATGAGATAGAACAAATACAGAGAAATCACCGCAAAGTTCTTTTATTGGAATTGCACCAGAATCAGTAATGACAAGAGTATCGCCAGTAAGACAGGCATGGTCATTACCAGTCGAATCAGCATCTTCTGGGTTTCTTTTGTCTATAGACAAGGATGGTAGGGTTTCTAAAAGATATGGGCAAGTAGCAAATATGTACAACATCGGGGGGTTGGCAACCAGTCGTTGCCGTATCTGCGACCATCCCGAAACTCGCTCATTGTCTGCCGCTCGAAAGCTAGGGAACTTGTACTTAGCAAACACCGTCGTAAATTGGTCGGCTATGCTTGGCCCACCCTCGTGGTTAAAAATACTGGGGTCGGCAAAGGCTAGTGGATTTTCTCCGACTGATACTGATCCAATTCGATTAGCCTGATCAATGTTATCAACTCCTTTTCCCCACATCTCTCGGTAAATAATAATGGCTCCTTTCGGGTACGGAACTTCATTTCCACGGTCGTCACGACCAGAGCTGACAGCACCCCAGATAGCAGCAAAAGGAGAGCGGTAACCCCAATCGTACCCCATGTATCGGGGCCAGTGTTGAGGAACATTGAAAGGAGCAACGATATGTTTAGAAGAAAACTCAGGAAAATATGAACCTTCATGGATTTCAAAATCACCTTCTAGCCATGCTCTGACAAGCTCCGGCGAGCCTACCATGTGCAATCGGTTGATATATTCAGGGTCACGAGCCAAGAGTATCTGGTTATCGTGTACCCTACTCGGAATATAAATGTAGTCAAAACTAGCTCCATTCGGCAGGAGCTTTTGAAGCACTTTCATCCCTTTAGGCGCTGGCTTGATAAACAACTCTTTTAGCCAGCCGTGGCCGACACCGCCGGGGTTAAACGTAAGGAGAATCTGACCGCCGCCTTTGCCTCGTAACGCTCCAAATAGCTTCCAGATACAGCTTGGGTCAGAGTAGTTACCTGCTTCCTCTATGGCGCAATCTGAGAGGTTTTGACCCTGATATTTCTCCGCATCGGCGTCATTAGCTAAGGGACGGAATCGCAATCGTCCCCCTTGGGGAAATGTGAACTGCTTCTTTTGGTCTTGCCAGTGCGCTCTAAGCGGCAGGTAAATCTGCTTTGCTCGCTCAATAAGATCGTCTGCTTGTGGCAGCTCTTTACGGAAGAAGATAGCGTTAAAGTCTGCACCTAACTGCTCTTGCTTGATAGCAAACTTACCCAAAACGCCATCTGTCTTACCGCCACCTCGTGCACCACCGTAGCCAACCAGCGTAATGGGACAATGAACAAGAGCTTCCTGTGGACCCGATTGCGGCGCCCATACAATCTGCTCGTTAGCCTGTAATTCAGCATCCATTATTTTGTTGGCGGTTTTGGTAGTGGCATCCAATACTTTACAAATTCAGTAATATCCTTTGGGAATTGGCGTTCAGTTCTTATCCACTTACCATCTTTAGCTGAATAAATAGCGCAATAATGCAACCAGGGGGTTCCCTCTATGTACCCAACAGTCAAATACTCATCTGTATCTGGTAGTTTATCATTAACGTCGATCCATTCCATTTCATCATCCTTTATGGTTTTGGTTTTGCGGGTAATGGCATCCAGTGAGTAACGTGTATTACTTCGTCTGTTTCTCCATCGTGATCAATCACGTCGTATCCCTCCCATATAAACTCTGGCTCAAATGGGTTGGGTCTATATTTCCAATTGTTACATAATTTTGCTGGTTGAACTTTATAAACGTGCTGCTGTTTACTCATGCCATAAACTAATACTTGAGTATTAACGTCCGGCAAAAAATCAGTTATTTTTAACCATTCGCCTTTAATATATTCCATTTTAACATCCATTCTTTAGCTCGTTACACTCCGCCCAGAACTGCTCCCAACTAAGCTCGTATAACTCCTTAACGAACTCCTTCTCGCACTCAATACAGAGATTTGTAGCAATATCCCACAGTGAGCCACATTCGGGACACTTCCAATGGCCGCTACTATCCATCTTTTTCACCGCTTATCATTACAGCGTTATCGCCGTATATGCGCTCTACTTTGCAATTAGGGTTTTGGCAGTAAAAGTAGAAATCAAACGCATCCTGAACGCTAACCGTAGAGACATGGTTGCACCACGGGCACCGGCGAGAGTTCTCAACTTCGTCTTTCATCCTATGCTCTATGCCCATTATTCCTCCGGTGGCTTAGGTATAGGCATCCAGTAACGAACAAACCCCAAACTGTAAATATCATTCCCTACGTCCCATGCGTCCCCGTTAAAGTATCCCATCTCTACGAGCTTGAATTGCTGCGTATCAATAGAAAAGTCTATGTAGACTAAGACGTACTCGTTGGTCTCAGGCATCTTGTCTTTAACGCTAATCCACTGCGGCGCTGCGGCTTGGTAGCCAGCGACAAAACTTTGCCGTGTAGCTATCGTCATGATGCTATCCTCACGGGTATCCCACCATGCCGTCGTATGCTCGTCTGCTAGTTCTTCAGGTGTTTTCATTCCGCACTCCATACGTCCGTTTGTCGTCGTAATCCGCTAGGAAACTCCAACTTATTGTCGGTAAAACTCCGCTCTCTAAACACTACATGGTTAGTCGGCTGGATGGTCAATCTGCCTAAATCAAGCTGAATAAAGCAAAACTCTTTAGCCTGGTCTGGATACGCACTAAACCCGTCACCTACCGGAGCAGCGGTAAACAAATAGTTACCCTCATAAGGAATGTTTTTGCACTTAACCTTGCAATCCAAGCCAGCAAGGTACTTGTATTCAAGCGTTGTAAACTGCTCGCCATAACAGTCCCACGTTTGAGCTTCATCCGCCGCCCATCGTTCTGCGGGAAACTGACTAAACGCTATCGCATGAGCCGGAACGTTCCTGTAAATCGACCCACTCTCAAGCATAACCGTACAACCCCACGTTCTGCCTGGATACGATACCAAGCCAAACCACACACACGGAACATACCCATTCGGCCATGTATGCGTATAAGTGCTATCTACAAAACAGTAGATATGCCGTGGCAGTTCTCCAACTAAACTATACGTCATCTTTCTTCGCCGGAAAAAACCCCGCCCACGGACCAACCTTGCCGTGATGCTCAAATACCTGGTCATCCTTCTTCCAACCGTCAAACAAGTCCCTTACTTCCTCCGTTGTTTCCATGATGCGACTAAACTCTAGCGACAACAGCTTTAACCGCTCTTTGAGCTTAGCTATCGTCTGTTCAGCTTCTTTTAACTTATGGTCGTTGTAAGTAGCTCTAACGTTATCTTTGAACTTCTGGTCTTTTGCTGCTTCATAGCCAGCGATAAAAGCCTTTCGACACGGCTCCCATGGAAAATAGTGCATAAGAGGAATAGATTCCTGCGCCTTCAAATGCTCTTCCGCTAACTCTTCAACCGTTTTCATTATTTCCCCCAACACCGCTCATACTCAGAGCGACTAATCTCATAATGCGGCAGGTACAACTTACCCCTACACCGCCTACCACCACAGGCACCATACATCAGATGTGTTACGAATACACCAGGCAATCCACAATTCGGACAACGAAAATACCAAACCTTATTCGTCTTTATCGATGAATCGCTGAATAAACTCTTCTTTCGACAACGGCTTCGCACTCACCACACTCCGTACTTCACCGCTATGCTCAATCAACTGAGTCTCATTCCAACCCAACTTAGTCTTAACCAAATGCAACAATATAGCCGTATTCCCACTCATCGCCTCAGCCATCGCTACACTGGCTAAACCCTTCCTCATCTCAGCCTCTCCAGCCGAAAACTCTTCCCCATAATACTTATCCAAAATATACGGACTAACCCTAGCAGCTATCGCAACATTCCCCTTCGTTAATCCCATCCTAGCCATATCCCGTATCTGACTCCCAATCCGCTCACACTTCTCATGACTCGGACTCTGCTTCGGTAACACCTCCG